GCTGTGGTAACGGTAGATAATTCATCAGACCCCGCCGTTGACTTATCCATATAAACATAAAGTTTATCATCGTCATTAAAATAAACAACGCCACAAACATTTGGTTCTGTAGTTGCGGAAGCCCATAGGACTTGGAAAGCGCCGAGTTCACTCCGCTTTACCCAGCAAGAAAATACCGCTGATGTTGTGCTAGAGGGAGACCCGCTAGTTGTCATAGTCAGATAACCTGCAGTAGCAGCATCGAACTTTAACGATTGGTCAATCGAATAACTGTAAATGGATCCTGTGCTTCCCCCACCTGAACCTGCTGCTTGAATTATGCTCATAATTAAACCCTAAGTTAAGATAGCCGTAGCACCAACAAGAATTGTATTATTCCCGCTAGCCGCAGTTACATAATATGTCACAAAGTAAGTGCCTGTTGCAGCAAGAGCAGATAAAACATCTGCGTTGATAGCTACATCTGCATGTGCCTGTACTGTATGATTACCACCATTAACAAACTTAATGCAGCCTGATTGACCAGCAGCGGCATTTGTAAAGGTTATCGTTACAGTTCCTGCGGTTGTGGTGGTAAAATTATTCGCTGTAGCTAAATCATAAGTCGCATCATTTTCAGCGGTTATTGTGCTGCCAATCGCTCTACCAACTACTGTAACATCATCATTTACAGTTAAAATTGTTGTGCCTGTTGCAATGGAAGCTACAGTCGCATCTGCATCATTTTTAATTGTAACATCTGATGTAGAGCCTTGACCTGTAAGAATTAAACCCTCTGCCGCAGTAAAACCAATCGCGGCAGTGTCTCCCGCAGCAGTATCCCCTGTTGCTTGTAATGTCCCTGCCGCAACAATATCGGCGGCGGCATTAAATGTACCAGCTATAGATAAATCAGTAAGGGCATCAACTACCGCCGCACCACTTCCTGCACCATCCAAATAGACCATAGATACCTGACCATTTGGTATGGTTACATTAGCTCCAGATCCCTGACTTATAATAATACTATACGGACCAGAGGCACCACTATCTGTAGTAGCATTCTCAATTATATGAACACGGCTATTAGTATTAGGACCAATAGTGATTGTACAATTGGAGTCTAAAGCACCTGTATACTTGATATACATGGCTCTAGCTTGGTCTGAGGACCCGTCCGCTACCACGCTTGCGTGCGTGTCTGCATTTGTAGTTATGGCTTCTGTGCCAAAACCAAACGCCTCGCCGATAAGTTCGAGATTTGTATTAGTTGTTGTCCCCCAAGTACCAGAACCATCGCCAGTACCTAGCTCATTAAGTCTTAAATCATTCACATAGGTGCTTGCCATTTTTCTGTCCTTACGCTGCTAAATCTGTCCAGTTAGGTGTTTGTGAAACTGTTACACCAGACCAGTTAGGTGTTTGTGATGGAACGATCGGCCTGTAAAGTATTTCTTCTCCCACCGCACCTGTTGCCGTAACTCCTGCTGGAAACACGCCTGTTGACTGAATAGGGGCTACTGTTCCTGTTCCTGCCGTACCCACACCAGAAACCCCTGCAACCGCGAAAACCGCTGTACCTACTAAACTTGCAGTACCTACCGCACCAGTCGCGGCAGAACTTGTGACAGCAAAGGCCGCTGTACCTGATATGCTAACCGTTCCTACTGCACCCGCACCAGCGACTCCGGTTACAACAAACTCCATTACATTTGCTGCTGTTACAGTTCCTAGGGCAGTAGTTCCAGCAACTCCTGTTACAGCAAGTGGAACACTTTGGTTCCACGCACCCTCACCCCAAGTTCCTCTACCCCATCCTGTTAACGACATGGGCTACCTCATGTACCTATTCGTATAATGGCATTGTTTAAATCCGCTGTAGGGAACTGAATAGTAAATGTTCCCGAAGTAGATGTTTTATTAGAACCAAAATCCAATACAGCTACAGCTTTATCACTGTTAGTATCATTATATATCAACGCACCCATCGCCGTAATTGTAGCTGTAGTAAAGCTGATGTCTGCAAAATCAGTAAAAGCTGTCGTGCTAGAAGTGGTTGGAGCAATATTAGTAAGAGCACCACCACCCGCCGCGTAAGAGCCGCTGTTGGCTACTTCACCTGTGGTAGTATAAGCTGTCGTTGCTGCGCCAAGAGTAGCTGTGGTGCTAGACTTACCGCCGCCACCCTCTGCGTACAGAGCTATCTTAAAAGAATTACCATTTGTTGCGAAATTGTGTGTACCTAACATTAACTCTTTCTTAAATGATGTACACATTGCTTGTGCGATTGCCATTACAGTCTCCCGATAGCTTTTGCTAGTTCCAATTGACCAGCATCACGAACCTTGTCGCAAATACTAGCACGTTCTTCCTTCCTAGCCAACTCTATATAGTATTGTGCTAGATTCCTTACTTTATCCCTAAAAGCCTCGGCTTGTAAACGGATAGGTTCTGGAGCATCATCAGAAATATAAATAAGTTTAGTAGCTAACATCTCTGCTATTTGATCATTAGATAAACCACCCTTTTCAGAGGTAACTATACTAACAGAGCCAATTGTCGCTACACTTAAATCAAACATTATCATGCCTTCCAAATATGACAGGGTCACTTTCCACTGGTTCAGGAGGTTCTACCTCAGACTGTCTTGTTATAACAAGCCCTCCATCTTTTACAGTTTGCACTAAAGGATCATCTAATCTATGATAGCCGTAGAGTTTTTCATTCTCAGGTACATTTGTATCTAGCAAGCTAGAACCATGAGCTACTTCTAATTTAATACCTCTAGTTGCAGCTATTGCACACCAGAACTCTACACAAGCCCTACCTGATTCTGCCATATTAACATTCTTGTAAGTATAATCTATTCCGTATAAACAAATCTGGGTGGCTTTAATCCAAATAGCATACGCTACCGCGTATGCGACAGTATTATTAAAATAACAATACCCAAGCTCTGTAGCGACTTCTTTAAGAGGAAATAATTCTAGGTTCTTAACTCGTTTATCTAACTGACAAGTTATTATGGGTTTTTTGTTTTCTTTTAAAAATTTACGAGCTATCCCTGTTTGAGTTCCCGCATTTTCAGTATCTAGGAAACGACTTACTGGATCCATCATAAACGTCTTATCAACGTGTATAACACCGCCTATACAATTTATGCCCCATATTTCATCAAATTCTTGTGAGGTTATTTTTGCAGAAACATAATCGGAAAAACTACCGCCAAGACCTACTATAGCTATTTTCATGTTCTAGCCCTGCTAGGCAATCCTGTTCTATATGCATCTGTATTTTCACGAGCTTCTGCTAAATCTTTTATCCGGCTAAGAGCTTCTCCAAATCTGCCATTATACAGATCCAACATATCTCTTTCACCCTTCATGTAAGTATATGCTTCAAATAAGCTGCCATATAAAATAGCATTAGGAGCATTTTCACTAACCCATGTTAGTGTAGTATCTGCAGAAGTTGACACTACTATTCCAGTAGCCCCGCTTGTGCCGCCTGTTACTGTCTCGCCTACCGTAAGTGTCCCAGTAGGTATTATAATAACAAATTCTGTGGCTGAAGTGATTGAATTAATAGTTGTGCTTTCTGCACTTGTTCCACCTGTTATAGTTTCATTACTAACAAAAGTTCCACTTACATCACTAACGGTAAGAGTGAATTTACTATCTGCTAAACTAACAGGTCGGTAATAATAATGGATTTCTGTAGAAAAATTAGCATTCGGTGTTGGAGCAATTATAAAATTGTTCACATCGTATGCTGCATAATATTTCGGGATACCAGATGCGGTACTGTCCGGATAAGATTCTTGTAGAAAATTTACATCTTTTTGTAATAGAAATACTTTAGAGCCAGAGTTTTCAACAGAAAGACTAAAAGAGGCTAAATAATCAGAAGGCACTGCCATAAATTGATTACCGGAAGTCATTGCCCCAGATGCATTTTTACGGAAATATTCTAAATCTACCGTTGAAAAAATACGTTGCTCTGCTGATTTAATAAATCTATCTAGATTAGATACAAAACTTGTCTCATTGTTGTCGGTATAATCTTGAATAGAAGATTTTAATTGTGTATATGTATAACTCATGGTGTGTTCGCCTGACCGCCCATGCCACTATGGTTTGTACAATAGTAGTACAATGTCGGGGCTCCGGAAGCTACTGTTATTTGGGTATACGCTCCTGAAGATCCTGGAGTACCACTTGTAGAAACTCCTGTAGTATATTGTGACCCTCCCCCATGTGTGCCATCAGAAGTTGTTGATAGCCGTAAAGGATGGGAAGAATTACTACTGTCGGATTGATCAAATCTATATGTGCTACCTTCTGAAAGGTTGACCGTAGCTTGTCTAGCACTATCAAGATAATATTTATTAGCCCCAAGATAAGAAGCAACAGTAACCGTATAAGTAGCAGCTATAGATGTTCCAGTGCCAGAAGCTGTGACGGTTCCTATAGAACCTGTTCCGGAAACACCTGTAACACTTTCAGTAACAGGTGTTGTGACATCCCCACCAAAGGTAACAGAGCCAACACCAGTTTGTATTCGGGGAAGAAAAGGTTTTTTTGCAAAACTACCATCATCAGTTACTGGGAAAGAGATAGTAACATCTGTGTTTTCTGAAACATCTGGTCTGGGTTGAAAAAGAGCTTCTGGATCAGCACCCACTTGGGTAGGCTCTAACTGTCTAGCTTTAGGTTCATAACACTCTGGGCAGACTTTAAAATTATTCCACTCTTCACGTAAAACAAGATAAGGGTATTGAAACCCGCATCTATCACAAATCGCCTGTGCGTATTTTCCTAAAGCATAAGCCATTAGCTGAACCCATAATAATCTCTACGCGGAACTAAACTAAGATTTGCTCTATCTACATCTTCATAAGCAGCGCGATTAAACTCTTCTTCATACACTGCTTTTAACACTTGTATACGGTCGGGAGCTTTTTTCATAGCTAAGTAATATGCTAACCCTGCTGCTAAACATGGATAAAATCTAAATGGGACATCTAAAGTATTAATAGAAGAATCAGCATCCTCAATACGAGTTAATCTATCATATACTAGGGTGTAAGAAGTATTCGGAGTAGGCCAAACTTTAATAATAGGAGCTATTTGCCTATCAACATACCATTGGCTAGGCTGAGCTTCAGTATTTTTGCTAGGGATGTTTATAAAAGTATCTCTACTTATCCTAGTTATTTGGGTATCCGATTGTGTGGAACCTGTACCTGTTCTTATAACAGCACTCAAAATATCAATAGTGTCGGTAGGTAATGAGTAAGTAGCTGTACCCGAAGTTAACGATAGAGTACTTTGTTCTATCGTCCACCTGTTTAGACCTCTGTTTGCCCAATCAGCAAACATAAGATTTAAAGAACGAGTAGCTGTTTTTACATCATAACCTGTGCGGACCTCTAAGCCACACCGCTCAAAAGCTTCTTCAATGTAATCATTTACATCAAGCTCAAAATTAGCTGACCCAGAGGTAGCCATTAGCTATACGGACCTTTAATAACTTTAGGGTTGCCCATCTTTTTTACTTTATTGACTGCACCGCCTTTAGACATTTTCATCATTTTATTGACTGCGCCGCCTTTAGCCATTTTCTTCATTTTATTGACAGCGCCGCCTTTAGCGTACATCTTCTTTTTCATCTTCGCCATCTTCATCTTCCTCTTCTGCATAGAGATTATCAAAGATCTGATTGACATCCATTGTATAGTCTAAATCAGACTTTGAATAGTGAATGTGTTGTGAGGGTTTAAATTGAGGAGCTCCCTCCCCTGTAACATACCATGCTGGGTGTGTTACTCTCACACGATTATTAGGCAAAGCCACAATATTACCTGTCCATTCACCAGCATCTAATAACTCTAACACATGGCTTTGTTTATGTTGAGCTGGATCATCTGCCACTTCACTATCTGTATAGTCAACAGTAAAATAGTATTTTGCAGGGTAAAACTCACCATCAATTTTTGCAATCCAAGGGCAAGGTTTTGCTCTGTTCAAACTATATACGGCATGAGTATGCGACATACAATCCCAAGGTTGGGCTTGATATACATCCATAGGTCGAGGCCAACCCTCAAGTTGAGTATCACCAACCAAAGCTGTTATAGGCATT